TCAGCAGTACCTGCTTCGGGTAGCCTTGTTGCTGGTGAACTAGCACTTAACACAGCTGATAAGAAGATCTACGCTAAAGACAATACAGGTGCTGTGACACTGATGTCTTCAGCTACAATGGTGGCAGATGCTACTGCTTCAGCTAATCTGGCTAATGACTGGGCTACTAAGACTTCTGGCCCTGTAGCTGGTGGTGAGTACTCAGCTAAGTACAATGCTCAAGCAGCTGCTACAAGTGCTGGTAATGCCTCAACAAGTGCAACCAGTGCTTCCAATGCTCAGACAGCTGCTGAAGCTGCTCGTGATGCTACATTGGCTGCTTACGATAGTTTTGATGATCGTTATCTAGGCACTAAAGCTGCTGACCCTACTTTAGACAATGACGGTAATGCTCTTGTAGCTGGTGCGTTGTATTTTAATAGTGTTTCACAGATCATGAAACTGTATACAGGATCAGCTTGGGTAGCTGCTTACGTATCAGGCGCAGGTTATGTTACTCTGACAGGTTCGGAGACACTTACAAACAAGACACTTACAGCTCCTGTCTTAACAACTCCTAACATTACAACTGGTTTGACTGTTGCAGGTTCTGCAGGTACAGCAGGACAGTTCCTGACATCTGGAGGCTCTGGTTCAGCACCTACTTGGACGACACTTGCAGGCAATAGCATTACAGCCACAGCATCAGGCTCTATCAGCGCAGGCGCAACGACACTCGTGAACTCCGATGGCACTGTTAGTGCGGTGGTTGGTAGCGGGGCTGTCCTTGGAACACCCTCAGCGCCAAGTAGTCCTTCTCCTGTAGCGGGGAAATACACTCAGCCGTCGGCTACAGATCCAGCAACTGGCGTTTCTGTGATGTATGCGGGTGACGGTACAAACGCATACGTGTATGCAATGACTCTAAGCGGTACAACAATTACGTGGGGAACTGGCGTTGCTCCTGCGGCAGGATCCAATCTGCAAGGAGCCGCTATTGTTGCTATGGGAAGCAACAAGTTTATGATGGCTTATCAGAACGGTACAGACGGCTACGGTTATGTAGTTGTATTCACAGTAAGCGGCACCACCATTACAATGGGAACACCCGTAAGAACAAATGCATCACAAGGAAATTATTCTGGTTTGACCTTGGCATATAACGCGGCTACAGGATCGTGTGTAGTAGGGTTTAGAATAAATGTGTCCCCATACTATCCGTACGTAGCCGTAGTTACTGTTTCTGGGACTACTCCAACCGTTGGGACGGCTGTGCAAGTTGTGGCGCAACAAGTCCCCGGCCCTGCTTTGGTGTATGACTCAAATATACAAAGAGTTATTGCATACTGGGGGGTAGATGCAGGAGTTCAAACTTTAAACGGCGCAGTTTTGTCAATATCAGGATCTACTGTAACTATTGGCACCACAACCTCGTTATCATTACCCGGAGGATATGCTCCATACATAAATCCCGTACCAACGTTTAATTCTTTTTCCGGGTTTACATTATTTTTCTATAACCAATATCAATTTGGCCCCGGCGGAACTGTTTATTTCTTCATTACAGCCACGCATACAACATCAACAGTAACATTTAATACACCACAAAATGTTAATACAACGCCCGGTGGATCATTTTGGTCAGTACTTTCTTTGACGAGTAGTTTTTGCAACACTAATGGTTCAACATATTTTGTTGGCCCTGCCAGCAGTACTTATAGTTATTATTTGCAATTTGCGCCTGTTACTTTGACCAGCGGGGTGGTATCTGTAGCAACACCAACTATTATTAACTCTACGTATTCGCAAAACAATGGGTTTTATGCCGGTGCTTTTGGTTGGGACAATTTAAATTACAAGTTTGTGAGACAGATGGTGGGCGCGGCGGGTGTCGCTTACATTACGGGCGTTGCATTTAACCCGCCTTATTCAACGGCAAACAGCAATAATTTTTTAGGGCTGTCTGCTGCCTCGTACACTAACGGTCAAACAGCAACAATTACAACTGTTGGTGGAGTTAATACTAGTGTAACTGGATTGACTCCCGGCTTAAAATACTACGTAAATCAAGATGGTACTATAAGTACTACACCTAATAATCCTGCAAATATTTATGTTGGCTTGGCCACAGGAACAACAAAAATCCTTGTTAAAGGTTAAATATGAAAACATTAGTTCGTTTACCCGAAGGCGCGTCTACATTTTTGTTTCAAGACACGGATGACATCTATTTGTTTGATACACATGTACAGATAAATAACCCACCCACGTTAATCATTGCAGACATGAATAACCAAAATACTGCGGTTGTTGAAAATGTAACGCCGCCTGAAGATTGGGCGGGATGGAAATATTTGTTTGACGGTATTACGTGGACACTAAATCCTGATTGGGTTGAGCCTACATGACCGAAGAAGTTACTCATGAACACATCTATGATCGACTAATGGCTGTAGAGGCTAAGGTAGATAACATAGAGAAGAATACACAAGAGGTTGTTCAAGCCTTCAACGCTGCTCAAGGTGCTTTCCAAGTCCTTGAGTGGATTGCTAAAGCTGTAAAACCTATCATTGTTATAGGAGCTTTTTTCGGAGCTATTTGGTTAGCTATTGACAACAGATTTAATGGAGTTAAATAATATCATGATGAATATGCCTACAAGAGGTCAGCGTACAGCTAAGAACAAGATGAAGAAGGTTATGGGTGAATACAAGGAAGGTTCTCTCCACAGCGGTAAAGGTGGCCCTGTGGTGAAATCTCGTAAACAAGCCATTGCTATTGCTATGTCCGAGGCTGATAAAGCTAAAAAGAAGTCTAAAAAGGCTTGACGTTATTAAATAATAACTTGACATTATCACTAAAATGTGATACCATAGTATACAAAGTTAAGGAACATAAGGAATATGGCAACGACATATCTACAGTTAGTTAATAACGTGTTGACACGTCTACGGGAGACTGAAGTATCGTCAGTTGGTGATACTCCTTATAGTTCCCTTATTGGTGTATTTGTTAACGATGCTAAGCGAGAGATTGAGGACGCTCATGATTGGAATGTCCTCACACAGACTCTTGTAATCCCAACAGTAGCTGACACTCGTAACTACACGTTGACAGGATCAGGTCAGAGGTTTCGTACAGTTGATGTCTTGAATGATACTCAAGATGTACCTATGAGAGCTGTACCTACTAATTGGATGAACAGACAGTACTTCTTAGGTACAGTTCAGAGTTCAGCTCCAATATACTACAACTACAGCGGTATCTCCAATGATGATACACAAGTAGATGTGTGGCCTCGTCCAGATAAAGAGTATTCACTTAGGTTTGAACTTGTAATCCCTCAAGTAGACTTAGTAGCAAGTGCAGATACTTTAAAGGTTCCCACTCACTTAGTACAGATGCTTGCATACGCTAAAGCTGTTGGTGAACGTGGTGAAGACGGAGGTTCAGCCTTCAGTGAGATCTACCAGCAGTATCGTCTAGCCTTGGCTGATGCTGTAGCCATTGAGCGTAATCGTTATGATGATGAAACTACTTGGGTTGACATTTAATGGTATCTAAGCTTTTAACCACAACTATATCAGCTCCCGGCTTCATGGGGCTGAATACTCAGGATAGCTCAGTCTCTCTAGAGGCTGGCTATGCTACTGTGGCTAATAACTGTGTGATTGATAAGTTTGGACGTATTGGTGCTCGTAAGGGATGGCTTCCATCTCACGCTTACAATGCTGATTTAGATGTTGCTAACGTCAAAGCTATCGGTGAGTTAATTGATAACTCAGGTACTTCACACATTATTGCTGCTGGTAACAATAAACTATTCAAACTTGTAGGTACTACACTTACAGTATTGACCTACGGAGGTGGTGGCACAGCTCCGACAATCACAAACAGTAACTGGCAGTTTGCTCCGTTGAATGGTGTCTTGTATCTATATCAGTCTGGTCACGATCCTCTGGTGTTTGATCCAGCTGTCAGTACAACAACCTTTAGGCGTGTATCTGAGAAGACTGGCTACACAGGAACTGTACAGAACAACAATACAGTTATCAGTGCCTATGGTCGTACATGGAGTGCTAACAATACATCA